AAATGACAGACAAACTTTACAACGGCTTCCGGGAAGGAAGAGCCCCCGGAGATCATAAGCCTAATAATCAGGTGCGGGGAATGACACAGGAAACAATGACTAAGGAGCAGATACTTGAAAAGCACGCCAAAGTAAGGATATTTGATAACCTATACACGGGTAATGAAATAGTTTCCTGCCAATGTGTATTACCTGCTATGGAAGAATACGCCCAACAGAAAGTAGCCGCAGAACTTGAACGGGCGGGGAAGCTGGTGGAGGCGGTTCAATCATTTGTCCAAGCAAGTGATGATTTCAATATTGGGTATATAAATAGAAACGGAGAAATTACCCGATGTGGTATTGCTGCCCTTAGTGTAGCTTTTAATGCTGCTGAAAAAAGGTTAAGAATAGCACTAACAGAATCAAACAAACCCTAAACGAATATGACACCGCAACAAAAGAAAGCTGATGAACTGGTGGAAAGATTTTATGATCCTATTGAGGATTTTGACCTAAAAAACGATTACCCTGAAGATAGCAAAAGAATGAATTGCGCCATTCAATGCGCCATTATTTGCGTAGAGCGTGAAATAGAAGCACTGGATTCTGTATTGGATAGCAGGAGACACTTTCGGACTATACATGAAAACGAGGTATATGATGAACGGCAATCAGTCCTTAACGAACTTAAATCAAGATAACCAGGAAAACACTAAACCCTCATCATAGCCCTGAGCATTTTTCAGTTTCAGTAGTTTTAAGGTTTGCCCGGAATCGAAAGGTTCCGGGTTTTTAAAATTAACATCATGGATATTAAAGATTTAGATACAGTAACAATGAAGGTAGGCGGCAAAGAAATAATTTTCTATTGCGACACGACAAAGTACTTAGATGCCTTTTTTGAACTGGTGGAACGGGCGGCAGACAAACGACCGGAACCGCTAATAGCAAAAAACTTTGAGATTGTGAAAAAGTAGTATCTTAGCAGTCTTATCAGGCAACATTCCGATTTTACGATTAACGTCAGCACGAAGCCCGGATCACAAGTCCGGGTTTTTTGCGTCCCAAAAATAAATATTTGTCCAATTTGTGGATTTTGTATATTTGGTGGAATAATTCCATAATATAAATGGCAGGTCGCCCGACAGATTACCAAGAATCATACAATGAGCAAGCCGAAAAGCTATGCAAATTAGGGGCAACCGATGCCGAATTAGCTGATTTCTTTGACATTGCAGAGTCCACTTTAAATAATTGGAAATCAGAATACCCGGAATTTATGGAGTCCATAAAAAAGGGTAAGACACTTGCAGATGCAGAGGTGGCCGACAAACTCTACAAAAGGGCTACCGGATATTCACACGAAGACGTTGATATTAAATGCTTTGACGGGCAGATTATCGAAACCCCGTTGATTAAGCATTACCCACCAGATACAGCCGCAGCCATCTTTTGGCTGAAAAATAGGCAGCGTAAGAAGTGGCGTGATAAGATTGAGACCGGTATTACCGATGGCGACGGCAACGACATACATAACGTGGTGACACTTTTCCAGATACCAGACAATGGCAGACGCATCGAATATAAGGATAATCAGGCCGCAGGAGGGTTATCAGGAGAAGGTTCTAAGTAGTTCCGCTGACATTGTTATCAGTGGGGCCGCCGCCGGGGTTGGTAAGACATTCGTTCTTTTACTTGATCCTATTCCTGATTTACACGTCCCGAATTTCGGAGGCGTGATATTCAGGCGTACAACTACCCAAATTAAAAACGAGGGTGGTTTATGGGACACCTCAATGAAGATTTACCCATTCATTGGGGGGCAACCGAAGGAAACGTTTTTAGAATGGGAGTTTAAGCATAGCAAACTTAAATTCAGCCATTTAGAATATGAAAAAAATATCCTTGATTGGCAAGGGGCGCAGATACCGTTTATCGGATTTGACGAACTTACCCACTTTACAAGGAAAATGTTCTTTTACTTATTGAGCCGTAATAGGTCAGTCTGTGGCATAAAGCCGTATGTACGGGCAACCTGCAACCCGGACCCGGAAAGCTGGGTCGCTGAATTTGTAAGTTGGTGGATCGATCCGGAAACCGGATTCCCGATACCCGAAAGGGATGGTGTAGTACGGTACCTGATTGTTGACGGTGACAAAGACATTTGGGGCAGCAGTTACGAGGAGGTTATTGAAAAGTCTTGGTACCTGCTTCAGCCATTGGTTGAAAAGTCAGGGATAGACCCGAAAGACTTTGTGAAAACAGTAGCATTTATTTCAGGGGACATTTACCAGAATAAGGAACTGCTGAAAGTAAACCCCGGCTACCTGGCAAACCTTCTCTCGCAGGACAAGGCGACAAAATCGGCTTTGTTGGATGGAAATTGGAAGGTAGTTATTACGGAAAATGATGTTTACGACTATGCCCGTTTTGCGGGTATGTTTGAGAACTCATTTAGCCGGAAAACAGGTCAGAAGTACATCACCGCGGACATAGCCCTGAAGGGGAGCAATAAGTTTGTTATTCTTGTTTGGGACGGTTACGAAGCGATTGATATTGAAATACTGGATAAAAGCGACGGCGGGCAGGTGATAGATGCCCTTAAACAAATGGCCGCAAAACACGGTGTTCAGAACGTGGATATTTGTTTTGATAATGACGGGGTAGGAGGCTTTGTGGATGGGTTTATAGTTGGGGCAAACCCTTTTAATAACGGCGGGCAGGTGATGGAAGTCAGGGACCCGGCAAGTGGAAAGCTGATAAAGGAGAACTACTTCAACCTGAAAACACAATGCTATTACCGATCAGGTAATAACGTGGCAAAAGGGGAAGTTATTATATCCGAGTATGTGGCTAACAAAATGTATGATGACCGGATGACCGTAAGGCAGCGGTTTATGCACGAAAGGAAAGCCATAAAGCGGGACAAAACTGATTCGGACGGAAAGTTAAGGGTGATCAGCAAAGAGGAAATGAAGGTCGTTTTAAACGGAGATAGCCCGGACTTGATGGATGCTTTTATGATGCGGGAATACTTTGAATTGAGAGTGAAATTTGAAATTATAGTCTAATGGGAATATTTGATTGGTTACGAGGCGAAAAGAAGGCGGCAAAGCCCGCAGGAGGATTCCCGTCCTTTCAAATCATCAACGGCCAATGGGTAGGTATTGACGACAATAAGGGCAGCTACATTACCAACGGTTACACAATCAATGATCAGCTTTATTCCATCGTTAACCTGATACTGGATAAAGTCAGGCTCCCGGAATGGGGGACATACAAGGTCAAAGACGAACAAAAATATAAAGCCTATCAGGGGCTGATGCGCAAAAAAGGGCTGACCGGGGACGACTTCAAGACCATGCTGCACCTGAAAGAGCAGAGCCTGGAACCTGTTTCTGCCGGAAAGCTAACCGAACTACTGAAGTACCCGAATGAATACCAGTCCATGCAGGACATGATGACTGCCCTTATTGGGTACAAACTGCTGACCGGGGACTATTACCAGTATAACGAGTTACTGGATGCCGGGGCAAACCAGGGGCAGCCCTTCGCCTTTCATGCCTTGCCATCGCAGGATGTCACAATAATCGCAGACCGGACAAAGTTCCCGCTGACTGAGGCGGGTTACAACATAGCCTCAATACAGGCAAATTTCGCTAAATCACAGGTTTTACATGGTAAATACTGGAATCCTGGCTTTGATGCCAACGGGAGCCATTTGTACGGCCTGAGCCCAGTTAAATCAGCCCTGAAACGACTGACCAGAAATAACTCAGCTTTGAAAGCATCCGGGGCTATGTACCAGAATCAGGGGGTTAAGGGTGTGCTGTATATTGATGATCCGAGGGTCCTACAAAACGGAGTTTCCCCGGCGGACACTAAAAAGCAGATGGACGCTGTAAAAGGCACATTGGCCGGAGAGTGGACAGGGGAGGACAATTTCGGTAAGATAGGTACATCCGGGTATAAAATGGGCTGGCAGGAGATGGGCCTTTCCCCGGTTGACCTGAATATAATTGAGGCTGAAAAGTGGGATTACATCGGGCTTTGTAACATTTACGGGGTGCCGCCGGAACTGCTCGGACTGACCGCAAAGACATACAACAACGTGAAAGAGGCTGAATCAGCCCTGACTTCACGGGTTGCCATGCCGCAGCTTGTCAGCTACCGGGACGGGTTAAACCGCTACCTGCAAACATACACGGCGCAAAAGAACAAGGGTATCATAGTTGATTTCGATCAGACCTGTTTCACTGAACTTCAGGAAGATTTAGCGGCTAAGTGGGGGTGGATAAAGGAACTGCCTATCAGTCCTAACAGTAAGCTGATGCAGATGGGTATGGAGACTAACAAGGCACCCGAATTTGACGAGGTATGGATTACCCCGGCAATGGGTATGCCGCTTTCTGAATGGCAAATGCAAGACGATGGACAGGATAAC